TGGAACAATCCAAGAGAGGTGCAACAGTTCATCTGCCTATTAGTGATGATTTACTTGAAATGCTTATACAACAGAAGAATGAATATGATTTTCAGAAATATGTAGCACCTTATCCTAAAGCCCTGAGAGGCTTTTACAAGCCCTATACTTTGACTAGGCTATCAATAGTAGCTAGAAGGGCAATGAAGCTCTGTGGACTGCCTGATGAGCTAAGAATAGCTGATTTAAGACGGACAGGTACAACGGAAATGGTGGAAGCAGGAGTAAGTATGGGTCAAATAATGTCAGTTACAGGTCATGCTAATCCACAATCTGTGAAACCTTACATGAAAAATACTTTAGATTCTGCAAAAAATGCATTGACAATGCGAAAAAAGTATGATATAAGCACAGATAACGTGCCGAACAAAGAACTATATAACATATAAGTGGTATATTATAAATGAATATATATAATTATGTAAGTGATTTACAGTTAAGTGTAGGAGAGAGTAAACGAATGAACTGTCCTAACTGTAATGGCTACAAAACTTTTAGTGCTACCAATAATATGGGTAAGTTACTATGGAATTGTTATAAAATATCTTGTAGTATATCAGGTTCAGCACGTATTCACTTGTCTGTGGATGATATAAGAGATGCCATTGACCCTAGTGTACTTGATGATGATGTAAGTAACTTCTCATTACCTGATTATGTTGTACAACACAACAACAGACCCAATGTTTTATCTTGGTGTGATAAATGGAACATTGATATTAATAGCATTGAATTGTTGTATGATGTAAAAGAAGACAGGTTAGTGTTTCCTGTTGTGCATGGTACTAGAATGATTGATGCAACAGGTAGGTCATTAGGTAAACGATTACCTAAATGGAAAAGGTATGGTAAAAATAACTTGCCTTTTGTTTATGGTAGTGGTAATGTGGCAGTTGTTGTTGAGGATTGTGTTAGTGCTATCGCAGTAGGCAATGAAGTATATGTTGGGGTAGCAGTGTTGGGTACATCATTAGCTGAATCACACAAGCGATACCTTTCACGATTCTCAACTGCTATAATAGCACTAGACCCTGACGCAGTACCCAAGACATTATCATTTGCAAAAGAGTTGAGAGGATATGTGAATGATGTAAAAGTGCTAAGAGTGACAGATGATTTAAAGTACAGGAGAAAAGAAGACTTTGATAATTTAACTAAACTAACCCCAAAGGAGTAACCAACATGGAATTATCACTAATAAGAAGTTTAATGGACAAAGAGTTTTATCAAGAGCATAGAGGTGCTAAGTGTCCTGATAGACTATTCAGTAAAGACGTAAGAAAAATTAAGAGTGCCATAGATAAAGCTATGGACAGATATGAAAGAACAGTAACACCTGATGAGATTGAAGCATTGTTCATGTCTAACAATCCATCAATGACTACTGCACAGAAACAAGCATACTCTAGCTTGTTCAAACAAATTAAAAAGGAGTTGCCACTTGGTTCAGATGTTGCACAAGAAGTATTATCTAAACTGTTTCAGCAAGTTGTTGGCGAAGACATTGCTAATCTCGGCTTTGACTATGTTAATGGTTCTAAATCCACTCTTGAACCTCTTAGAAATGTTCTTGAGTTATACGCTGATGATTTTACTCCCAATCTAAAAGTAGAATGGGATGACATAAGCATTGAAACATTACTAGAAAGAAATGACTTAGAAGCTAGATGGACATTCAACATACCTTGTCTAACTAGAAAGGTTGAGGGTGTGAATGCAGGTCACTTGATTGAAGTAGGTGCTAGACCTAATACAGGTAAGACATCTTTTCATGCAAGTTTAATTGCTAGTCCTAGTGGCTTTGCTCATCAAGGTGCTAAGTGTATCATACTATGTAACGAAGAGTCTGCTCATAGAGTTGGTGCAAGATACTTAACATCAGCTACAGGCATGACAATGCATCAGATAAAGAAAGACCCAAGTAAGGCAAGAGAATTGTATGAGCCTGTCAAGAAGAATATACACATTAAAGATGCATCTAATCGTGACATGGCATGGGTAGAGAGTATCTGTAAAGCATACAAGCCTGACATAGTTGTACTAGACATGGGAGATAAGTTTGCTAGGACAGGTGGCTTTGCAAGAACAGATGAAGCACTTAAAGCTAATGCTATACATGCTAGACAGATAGCTAAACAACATGAGTGTGCAATCTTTTATATGTCTCAACTGTCTGCTGAAGCTGAAGGTAAGGTTTACTTGAATCAAGCTATGATGGAAGGTAGTAGAACAGGTAAGGCTGCAGAAGCTGATTTAATGATTCTTATAGCTAAAGATACAGTCAAAAACCCTGATAGTGGAGAAGAGGAAAGCCCTGCTAGACATTTAAATATTGTCAAGAATAAATTATCAGGATGGCATGGTGTTGAACATTGTGAATTGGATTATGTAACTGCTAGGTATCAGTGATGGATGTAGATTTGTTTGGAAATAAAGTAATAAAAGGACAAGACAAAGAACAAACATATGTTATGTGCATTAAGTGTGATATTGAACAGCCTGTAGAACATTTTAGTGTAATGCAATCAGGGGAAATAAAGAGAACTTGCAAGTCCTGTAAGAGTGGACATAAGAGTATTCTCAAAAAACTAAGAAGAGAAAATGTTTATCCTAATGATGATTACGTATGTCCTATATGTGAAAGAAGTATAGAGGAAATGTCTAAGTACGGACAACTAAGAATGAAGAGTTGGGTATTAGACCACTGCCATAAAACAAATACTTTTAGAGGATGGATATGCCATCATTGTAATACAGGCTTAGGTGGATTTTCAGACTGTTTGACAAAACTTAAAAATGCTGTTATATATCTAACTAAGCACAAGGAGAAATTAAATGAAACTGACACTTGATGTAGAAAATACAGTTACACATAGAGATGGTAAACTACATCTTGACCCATTTGAACCTGACAATAGATTGGTCATGGTTGGTTGTCTCACAGATAAAGGAGAAGAGTATTTATTCAGAGATAACTTTGATGGAGTACAAGAACTATTAGACCAAGCCACCATATTGATTGGACATAATATTGTGCATGACTTACTGTGGCTTTGGGAATGTGGCATGAAGTATGATGGCTCAGTGTTTGATACTATGTTAGGCGAATATGTATTACAAAGAGGTAATAAACAACCATTGTCTCTTGAAGCCTGTGCAAATAGATATGACTTAGAAACTAAAAAGCAAGACACTATGAAAGAGTACTTTAAAAACAAAGTACCTATTGATGAGATACCTAAACAAGAGTTGTCTGATTATTTATCTGCTGACTTAAAAGCTACACAAGAACTATCTGATGTGTTATACAAGAAACTATATACAGAAGAGTATGCAGGGTTAATGAATACAGTTGTGTTAACAAATCGTGTAGCAGTTACATTAGCTAGAATATATCAGAATGGTTTTACTGTTGACGTAAACAAACTAAATGAAGTTAAAGATGAGTTTGAACAAGAAAAGGCAGATACAGAGAAGAGATTAAATATACAAGTTAAACAGCTAATGGGAGATACACGTATTAATCTCAACAGTCCTGAACAGATGTCTTGGGTCATCTATAGCAGAAAGCCTAAAGATAAACTTGAATGGGCAAATACCTTTTCACCTTATATGGAGATAGATGAATATAAAAAGAATGTAAAAAGCAAATCAGATATTGTGTACAAGACAGAAGCACAGCAATGCTCTGACTGTCAAGGTACAGGTTATTACAGAAAGGTTAAGAAAGATGGAACACCTTATGCTAGACCTACAAAGTGTGATACTTGTGATTCTGTGGGCTACATTTTTGTACCTAGTAAAATGGTGGCGGGATTAAAGTTCACTGCACCTAATGCTAAATGGGTAAGTGCCAATGGATTTACTGTCAATAAAACTAACTTAGCTACCCTACAAGGAATAGCTAGAAAGAATAACTTACAGGATGCAGTTACATTCTTATCTGACTTACAAAGGCTATCAGCATTAGACACATACCTATCCTCTTTCGTTGAGGGTATCAATACATACACTAAAGCTGATGGTAAGCTACATGTTAGGTTATTACAACATAGGACTGCCACAGGAAGGTTTAGTGGTGCTGACCCTAACATGCAGAATATGCCTAGAGGTGGCACATTCCCTGTCAAGAAAGTATTCATATCACGTTGGGAAGGTGGGCAGATACTTGAAGCGGATTTCGCACAACTAGAGTTCAGGGTATCAGCTTACTTATCCCAAGACAAAACTGCAATGAAGGAGATAGAAGATGGATTTGATGTTCATAGTTATACTGCTAGTGTTATTAGCGATGCAGGTGAGAAAACTTCTCGTCAAGAAGCAAAAGCAC